CCCTAAACCCTGCGGGTTTGGGTGAATAGCCTCACGCGCTGAAGGCGCTCCGGCGGGGCGGCGCACGAGCGCCGGGTCGCAACTGTGCTCCCTAAACCCTGCGGGTTTGGGTTAATAGCCTCACGCGCTGAAGGCGCTCCGGCGGGGCGGCGCACGAGCGCCCATGACGCTGGCGCGTCGGGGTGATGATGCGGTGTCAGTCGGGGAACTGGATCATGAGGGCTTTGAGGCTGGCGCGGGTTGGGCGGTCGGCAGAGGCGGCGGCGGGGCCGAGAACAGCGCGCGCGGCGGCGGCGAATTCGCGCGGCGTCAGAGCCCAGAACGCACGGGACTCTAATCGCAGGATGCCAAGGCCCAGCGCCATCACCTCGTCCCAGGGAAAGGGACGGCTGCGGGCACCTCGCTGTCTTGGTGTTCGGTTTGCTGCCGCCCCTCACCCCGTGAAGGACGGGCAGAGGGGGTAAAGGTTGCGATCAGCAGGCGGGCGACGATGTCGATGAAGCCGGGGATGCCGTTGGGTGTGTGCATCCGGGCGACGGTGGCATCGTCAATGTCATGACCCGCACCGCGCAAGCCTGCTCCGACGATGCGGACGCAGTCGCGGGCGGAGAGTTTGCCGCCTTCGAAGCGTTGGGCGAGGGCGAGCATGTTTTCGTCGCCAAATGCTGCCTCCAGTTCGGCAAGCGCGCCGAGGGTGAGGCAGAGCGTGTAGGGCGTGCCGTCGAGGATGCCCTCGATTTCGCCGCGATGAAGATTGGGCATGATGTGTCTCACGGTTGCTGTTCCTGCGCTGCGCTCCGGGCAACCTGCGACGGCGCGCGGGTCGCGTGGCTCCCTCGCCGCTGCGCGTCGCTTCAGTTTCAAGCCGCAGTGAAGGTGATTTCGCCGGCGGATTCGAGGGCGATGTCGAAGGCGACTTCGCCGTCGTGTTTGCCGCTGAGGTCGAAGCTGTTGATCTGGAACGGGCCTTGAACGGTGCCAAAACCTGGGATCACGATTTGCCAGGGTGCAATGGTGCCGTTGAAAACGTGCGTGCGCACGATTGCATCTGAGGCGGCGTTCTTGAAGATTCCCGAGCCGGTGAGGCCAGCGGATTTGCCGCCGCCTCCGGCCAGGAGTTCGCGCCAAAGGCCTGCGGATTCCGATGAGGTTACATCGACGGTTGCCAGATTGAAGCTGATCTTGCGTGAGCGGATGCCAGCCACGGTCGTGTAAACGCCGGTGCCGTTCGCATCGACTTTGAGCAGAAGGTCTTTGCCTTTTTGTGCGGTCATTATTTATCTCGCTTTGTTATGCCTCACGCGCTGAGGGCGCTCCGGCGGGGCGGCGCACGAGCGCCGGGTCGCAAATTTGCTCCCTATCGGCTTCGCCGATGTCATTTTTGCCTCACGCGCTGAGGGCGCTCCGGCGGGGCGGCGCACGAGCGCCGGGTCGCAAATTTGCTCCCTATCGGCTTCGCCGATGTCATTTTTGCCTCACGCGCTGAGGGCGCTCCGGCGGGGCGGCGCACTAGCGCCGGGTCGCAAATTTGCTCCCTATCAGCTTCGCCGATGTCATTTTTGCCTCACGCGCTTAAGGCGCTCCGGCGGGGCGGCGCACGAGCGCCGGGTCGCAAATTTGCTCCCTATCGGCTTCGCCGATGTCATTTTTGCCTCACGCGCTTAAGGCGCTCCGGCGGGGCGGCGCACGAGCGCCGGGTCGCAAATTTGCTCCCTCGACGCCTATGGCGTCGCTTTTGTGTGCCTCGCGCGCTGCGGCGCGTGAGGCCACTAAATAGGTTCGGTGACGGCGCGGAAGCGGACAAGGGCGCGGTAGGTTTCGTTGTCGGGTTCGCGGCGGGCTTCGGTAAATTCGTGGCGCAAATTGATGAGGCGATGGCCGTCCAGGGTGAGGGCCGACTGATGGAGCGTAGCGCGGACGAGGGCTGCGATGTCGTGGACTTGTTTGCGTCCCGGCATGCGGGACCAGACATGGAGCGTCAGCGTGTGCTCGCGGCCATCGTCGCTGCCCGTTGACCAGTCGCGCTCGATGGTTTGGCCGAGCGACAGGTATGGGTAGGGCGTTTTAGGCGGCACGTCGTCGTAGACGCGTGCGGTGCCACCCGTTGCGGTGGTGAGCGCGGCGTTTGCGTTCAGGGCCGCCACAACGGCGGATTGCAGGGCAAGGCTGGCGCTTGCGGGCATGGTGGGAGTTCCCTCTGAGGCATGGCGTGTTTGAATGACACGGGGCTATCGCCCCGGACCCCATTCGAGGGGGACACCCCCTCGAACTCTCCCCGTTTTTTGTGACGAAGAAAAAGTCATGGGTCCAGGGACGCGTCCCTGGCCGGGGTGTCCGAGGGGCGGGGAGCCCCTCGGCTTTGTAAGGCTGGGATGGGCTTCGAGCTTGTGGCTACCCCACCCCTAACCCCTCCCCGCAAGGGGGAGGGGAATCCGGTCGGAACGAGCGTCACCGCTAGGGCCAGTTATGACGTGCGGATGGTGGTGATGAGGGGGAGTGGGGACGGGTCGTCGGGAGATGCCGGGCGGAGGGTGGCCAGCTTTTCAGCGGTGCGGGCGAGGGCCGTTGCGAGGGCTGCTTCGACCGTGCGGGAGCGGCTAGCGGCGGCGCCGATGCGAAAGGTGAGGCGGGGGATCATGTGACGGTTTCCTCGCAGCGGCATTCGAGGAAGCGCTGGCGGCCAGTATGATCGAGCACGGTGCGGATCTCGAATATGCGGGTTCCCAGGCGCAGGCGGTGATCGAGGGTCAGGCCGTCGCGGTGGCGAAGCCAGATGGTGTGGGTGATACGGCCCGCCAGCCGGTCGGCGTCGGCGGATTCGGTGCCGCCGGTGGCGTTGAGCGAACCCCAGACTTCGGCTGCGAGCGCATAGGTCAGGCTAGCGCCACCTGCGCCATCGCTGGTGCGAACGGGGGCTTCCAGTGCGAAACGGTGGAACAGGTCGCCGATGGTGGGTGTGGATTTCGAGGTCACAGGCGTGGCCTCCGGTAGGGCATCAGGAGATCGGATACGGCTTTGGGGATGGCGGTCTGAGGCTCGCCGATTTCGATGGGGTCGCGGTGCTCGTACCAATGGGCGACGAGCAGGAGCAGGGCCTGGCGGATGGGGGCGGGAACGTCTTCGGCGGTCGGGCCAAAGCCTGCCGTGAACGTGATTGCGATGCCGTTTGCTGGCGCGGTGACCACGGGCCAGAGTTGGCTGACGTTGACGACGCGGGCGGGTGGGCCAGGATCGAGGACGGTTGCGGATGGAGCGAGCGTGGTGGAGGCGCCGTTGGCGGAGACGGTTTTGACCAAGGTGACGGCACTGACGGGATGAAGCGGGAGCGGGACGGCATTGCCCTTGGGCCAGGCATTGAGGGTGAGTTGCCAGGACTGCGTAATCAGCGCGAGGCCGAGGGCTGCCTCGATGTGGAGCCGCGACGTGAGGATCAGGCTGGAGATGAGGATGTCTTCGTCCATCGTATCAACGCGAAGGTGCGCCTTGGCTTTCGCGAGCGTGATCGGTTCCGTTAGCGGGCCGGCGGTTAGGACGAGCGCCATGGGTTCAGCCTTGCGGTTAGGGGTTGCTGGGTCGTGGATGAGAGAGGTGGCGGGACTGCTGTTCGCGGAACCGGGTGGATGAGGTCCGGTGCTGGCGCGTCTCGACGCACTGGCGGCTAGCAGCGGAGGGCGGCGCGCGGGCAACTGGCGGAGGGAGCAGTCCCGCCTGACCTCGCAAGCGGAGGAGGGACACTTGCGAGGTGTGGGGATGGGTATGTAGGTAAAGAGGCGCTACGCGCTTGGGCTGCCGCCCAAACCCGCTTGAGAGGGACACCCTCTCAAACTCGCCCGCTTTTTTTGGGGGACGAAAAAAATAGAACGGGTCCAGGGACAAGTCCCTGGCCGGGGTGTCCGAGGGGCGGGGAGCCCCTTGGCTTCGTGCAGTAAAGGCGGAGGTTGTGGCTACCCCCACCCCTAACCCCTCCCCGCAAGGGGGGGGAATCCGCTTACACTCCGAACTTGAGGAGCTTGATGGCGTCGAAGTCGGCGACGCCGCCGCCGACACGTTTGGTGGTGTAGAATAGGACGTAGGGCTTCGCGCTGTAGGGGTCGCGCAGGACGCGGATGCCGACGCGGTCGACGATCAAATAACCGCGCGAGAAGTCACCAAAGGCGATCGAGAACGAGTTGGCCGCGATGTCGGGCATGTCTTCGCTTTCGGCGACGGGATAGCCGAGCAGGGTCGGCATCTGGCCGGGCTGGTAGGACGGCTGCCAGAGGTAGTTGCCGTCGACGTCCTTGAATTTGCGGACGGCGCTTTGAGTAGCACGGTTCATGACGAAATGGGCCGAGGCGCGATAGCCGGCTTTGACCGCATAGATGAGGTCGATCAGTTTGTCGGACGGATTGGTGGCCGGAAAGGCTCCGGCGACGCCGGTTGCGAGCGTGCCGAGTTTGCCCCAGACCCAGGCCGAGTTGGCGACGGTATCGTAGGCGAGGAAGCCTTTGGGTTTGTTAACGCCGTCGCCGGTGACGAAGGCTTTGCCTTCTTGGGTTGCGAAGGCGATCTGGACTTCTTCCGACAACCACTGATCAATGTTGACGGCACTGTCGTCGAGGAGGGTCGATGTGGCGGCCGGCATGGCATAGAGTTCCATGGTCGGGAAAACGGTGGCGGCCAGCGTGGGGGTGACCGTCTGGGGGCGGGCTGCGGTTTCGCCAACCCAGCCGGTGTCGAAGCCGGTCGTTGCGTAAGGGCGCTTATAGACCGAGCTTGAGACCTGGCGGACACCGGCGATGGCGCGGATCGGCGAGATGTTGGTCAGCGAGCGGTTGATGTTTGCTTCGAGTTCGGCAGGGACGAGATAGCCGCCGTCCGGGTCGGAGGAGGCGGACAGGGCTTTGGATTCCAGCGAGCGGAGCGTCGCGGTGTCGCCCTGGCGGACGTAACCGTCAAACGCCGACTTGTGGGCGAGACCGGTTGCCGATTGCGGGGCGCTGCCGCCGATGGCGGGTCGGGCAGACTTCAGGGCCATCTCGTCCATGGCACGTTCGATGCGGGCGAGCTTTTCGGTGGTGACAACGTCCGTCGACTGGCGGGCGGACAGTTCGGCCAGGCGCTGTTCGTTGGTGGCTTTGAACTCGTCGAAGGCGCGCATCATGTCGGCGATGCTGTCGGTTTCGACCGATTTGGTTTCAATCGTTGGGATTTCGAGCATAGGGGTCCTTTTCGGGTTTTCAGGTGTTGGCGCGAATGGAAGCGGTCAGGGTCTGGATGCGGCGGGAAAGGGGCGTTTGCGCTGATGAGGTGGCGGTACGGGGTTGCGCCTTTACCGACGTGACGCGAGCACCGGGCAACATGGGGAAGGTGACGACTGAGATTTCCCACAGGTCGATTTTGGTCAGACGGCGGAGGCCGCCTTTCGAGATGCGGTTCGCGCTGGTGGCGCGGAAGCCGATGGAGAGGCCGTCGAGCGCGCCGGAACGGAGCAGGGCGAGGATGTCGCGGGCCTTGGAATTATCGACGCTGAGTTGGCCTTCGGCGTAGAGGCCGCGCGCATCTTCGCGCAGGGTTTTCCAAACGCCGATGGGTTGGGCCGGGTCGTGCTGGAACAGGAGCTTGACGCCGCGCGGGCCGCGCCGTGCGAGGCTCTCGGCGAAGGCGCCGGGCGCGATGATGTCGTTGCCCATATCGGGGGTGTCGAACAGGCTCGCGTAGCCGGTGAAGGTGCCGTCGGTGGCGAGCGCCATGCTGGCGGGCACGAGGGTTGGTTGCGGCGCGCGCGGGAGCGGGAGCGCGACCGCTGGGGAGGAGCGGGGCGTGGGCATGGCAGGAGGGGTCCATGGTGGTGGGGGGACGCGCGTTCGCTGGGACACGCGCCATCGGAAAGAAAGCATGGGGCTCTGCCCCATTACCCCGCCTAAAGCCTGAGGCCTTAGGAAACCCGTTTTTGGGTAAGCGCGGGTGGCTTTGTTGCTTGCGATGCTCCGCATCGACCGGGATGACGGTGTTGCGCCAGAAGGTGCGGTTGGCTTCCTGGTCGTTGGAGAAGGTGTTGTCGCCGGGGATGCGTCACCGCAGAGCGGTGCTCCGCACCGACGCAGCATGGGGGGAACGCCGAGGGCTAATGCGATTTCGCGGGCGGCGGCGTGTTTGGTGTTGACGAAGTCGAGTTCGGCGGGGGTCAGCGACAGCGGTTTCCAGTCGAGGCCGCCTTCGAGAAGGAGAGGACGGCCGGCTTACTCCGTTAATGGTCATGCTTCGCATGAACGCACCCTGGAAGCCTTCCTGGAGTTCGTTCTTCAGGCGCTCGAATTGTTCAGGGCTGAGGCGGCCTTATGAATTACTACTCCATAAACTGCGGTGGCAACTCAACTCCATTTGAACGAACGGTTGCTATTCCGCCACAGTAAATGATCAAACTGTCCTCAATGCACTCCAATTCAATAACCTCGGAATCTGGCTGTTGCTCGATATAAACCTCAACAACTGATCCGGGCACAACGTCAAAAATGTGTGCCATCGGCTCCAGAATTAGGCTTAATGTGTTTTCACGCGAGTTCTTAACCAGAAACGAATTCGTTTTCATTTGCTCAACTCCAAAAATCTCTTCAAGAACTGCAACCTCGCTGCTGCTGCTTGATTGGCTGGATTTCTCACCAATTCATTAGCGTAAAGATTCCGCCATTGCTCGGCCAGATCTTTTGTGAACCCACCCACCTGCAATTGATCGACCTCTTATCCTAGACGCGCGGCTAACTGAGCTTCTTGCTCAGCACTTAACGGCTGCCCCATAAAAAGCTCAGCAATTTCTTTGTCTGCTCCTTTTGGTAGCGCACTCGACAATCGTGAATACACGTCTAAGTCGATTTGTCCCCATTCATAGAGACCAGCCAAATATCCTTGCCAAACGTGGATAACGGTTGCCTTGTCAGAACTCCATGCAAGCTGCTTAGCGACGCGATCTGCTAGCTCTTGCTCCGTGGGCTTTGAAGTCATAACTATTTCCTCCTAGGTGCGGAAACACTGCCTGCGGGTGTTAGAATGGTGATGCTTTCAATTTTTGAACCAAGTCTGTTATCAGTTCCGTAGGCGCGCACTATCGCGCGATCTGCAGCATCTGTCGTCATTCCTACTTGACTTCGCGCATCGACGATAATGTGGCCTGATTGACCGCGTCCATCCATGATGCGACTAGAAATAGCAGATGACAAACCATCATTGTCTGTCTTTTGGATGCCGGAAACGGTCTTTAGTTCATGCAGTTGCCCATTAATTTTGAAATCGGGGGTCCTGCCTTCACCGGTCGGCACGATCTCGATGTCGTTTCCCAGGTCGCGCATTTCATTTGCGAATGCTTTCTCCGCCGGTGTCAACTTGTCAACATTGCCAGTGATTTTACCGCTGCCAGGCTTCTTGGAAAGGAAGTCGGGTTTTGGAGCAACAGGTTTGACTGTCGGCGGCGTAGCAGCCGTTGCCGGAGCAGGAGGCTTGGGTGGTTGAGGGGGGCGGGGGCGGTAGGCGATGGGCGTTAGGCCGCTGCCGCCACCAGGGCCGGAGGTGAATTGGCCGTTTGAGGGGTCGTGGTTGGGGTTGAATTTTGTGAGGGGTTTGGGGCCGTAGCCGGCGGCGGAGCGCTTTTCGTCGTCGGTGAGGAAGGATGCTTTTTCGAGGCGGGTCCAGAGGGCTTCGCGTTCGGGGGATAGGGCTTCGATCTGGTCGGGGCCGCGTTTCACTCGACCTTTACGAACGTCGGGAATTTGGGGTTTGGGCGAGCAAACCAGACGCCGCCGACCTGGACGAATGGATCATCTGGCATGGTGAGCCATTCCGCAATGATTGCTTCTGTCATCGCATTTTTTTCCGCACCATATTGCTTCTGCCCAATCCAATCGTAGCCCGAACCAGGTCCACCGCGCACGGGAATTGCACCTGCATCGAGCAGCGCATGGATAGAGTGGCGAATAAAATCGACAAGACTGGAACCGGACAGATGATATTCATTTCGACCAGCAGGCACAATCTGCCAAAGCCCGACCGCATCGCGATGGAGCTCACCTGGAAATGAAGCAATATACTCGTCCATAGTTGTGCCTTCGTCATTTACTAGTACTTTATTCATTTTCTGTGCACCTTAAAATTATCTTTAATTCCTGAAGCGCCATTCTTCATCACCTCGATTGTCGGTCCGTAAGCCAGGCTATTTCTAAGACCAAAGATCGTCCCATCTTTTCTGGAGAACCACTTTCCGCCGTACGAAACAGGCGCATCGACCTCTTGTGCACCATTAAGCAGATCCCCCAGAAGTTGGTCAAAATCAGCCGACGCGACTTCTCGAATCCGAGAGTTTGCCCCACGCTCACCGATATACCGGCCTTCAGGCTTTAGGATGTCTTCAAGCGTTTTGGGAGGGGTGTCGGCCACAGGAACAAGGTTGGGATTGTTCCAGGTGGGCCACTCAGAGGGGTCGGCTTGTGGGGACTCGCCGCCGCCGTCGCCGCTTGTCCATTGGCCTTGGTCGTCGCGGGGTTGGTCAGGGCTGTATTTTGGGCGGATTGGTGGGCTAAACTTTAGCTGGTCGCCACCTCGAGCATGTCCATAGCCTGCAGCTTGGCGCTTTTCGTTGGGGGTCAGAAATGAGGTCTTTTCCAGACGAGTCCAGAGGGCTTCGCGTTCGGGGGCGAGGGCTTCCACTTGATCGAGGTCTGGCTTTAGGCAGAGACCGCCACCGAATGCAGCGCCGAGCCAATTTGAGATTGCTGCTGCTGATCTCGTGGCGAGCGGGATGACGGTGTTGCGCCAGAAGGTGCGGTTGGCTTCCTGATAGTTGGAGAAGGTGTTGTCGCCGGGGATGCCGAGCAGCATCGGGGGGACGCCGAGGGCGAGCGCGATCTCGCGGGCGGCGGCGTGTTTGGCGTTGACGAAGTCGAGTTCGGCCGGGGTGAGCGAGAGCGGTTTCCAGTCGAGGCCGCCTTCGAGCAGGAGGGGGCGGCCGGCGTTTTTCGCGCCTTGGAAGCCTTCCTGGAGTTCGTTTTTCAGGCGCTCGAATTGTTCCGGGCTAAGGCGGCCTTCGCGGGCGGCGTAGACGAGGGCGCCGGAGGGGCGGGCGGCGTTATCCAGCAGGGCCTTGTTCCACTTGGAGGCCTGGTTGTGGATGTCGATGGCGACGGCTGCGGCTTCGATGGGGGACATGCCGTAGTGGTCGTCCAAGGGGTGGAACAGGCGCATGTGGAGGATGGGGCGGACGCCGGGGACGACGTCTGCGCTGAAGCGGACGGAGCCGCCGGCGGCCGTGTACTCATAGCCCTCGGGCCAGCCGGACAGGCCGGGGATGACCGTCATGCGGTCGGGGCGCAGCGCATAGAGTTCGCGCAATTCGCCGTTCAGGGCGACGGCCTCGACGTAGCTGTTGCCGGAGACGAGGAGGTAGCCGATGAAGCTTTCGAGAAAGTCGGTGCCGGTCTGGTGGGGGCTGGGGCTGGCGAGCAGGGACAGGAGCGGGTGGTCTTCGAGCTCGTTTGCGCCCTCGTAGAGCAGCAGGGGGACTGAGGCTGCGGCTTCGGAGATCATGCGGACGCAGCGGTAACAGATCGCGTTTTGCATGAAGCCTTCACGCGAGAAGGCTGCGTAGTCGCGGCCCGACCAGACGGGTGCGCCGAGGCTCTCGTAGGCGATCAGCGGGCCGGTGCGGGTGGCTTTTTGTTGCGCGGGGCGTGTGAGGGCGTGGGCCCAGGCGGGGATTTGCGCGCGGGTTGGCAGCAGGCGCGCCAAGGCGTCCGGGATGTTCATGACGGGTGTTCCTGATGGATACGAGATGACCGCTTACGCGGTCAGCCGTCTCGTGACGGCGGCACGCCGGAGGAGCGCAGCTCCCCGGACCCCTCAGTTTTTTGTTCGTGTCAGAGCGATCTGATGGTTGGGTCGCCTTTGGTGTTGAGGAGGAGGCTGGTGAGGGCCCAGACGAGGGCGTCGAGGCGGTCGGGGGAGCGGCCGGAGGCTAAGCCGTCGGCACCGAAAGCGCACATCTGGTCTTCGAGTTGGGGGTAGAGGCCAACGTGGGAGACCCGGCCTTCGGCGTAGAGGGCTGCAACTGGTTCGGCGCGCAGCCACTTGCCGCGCGTGGCCCGGACCTTTTGGACCGCAACGCCGGGGTCGATCTGGCGGAGGACGGAGACGACGAGGTCGCCGCCCTGGTTGATTTCGGCGACGATGCGGTCGGCCTCGAAGTCCTGGTAGGCGGAGACGGCGGCGCGGGCCCAGATGTGGGGTTCGCGGCCTTGGACGGTGCGGTCTGAGATGACGTAGGCGCGGTTGTCGGGGCCGATGCCGACGACCATGATCCCGCAGGCATCCGAGGACGCTGTCGCGGTGACGGGCGGGTCGACGGCGACGACGATGGATTTCAAGTCGGGGCAGGCGTTGACGCGGTGGGCGTCGATCCAGTCGCGCCGCCACAGGCTGCCAGCGCGCATGTCGATGATTTCGCCGTCGAGTTCCTGGCGGGCCAAGGCGGTATCTTTATAGCGGCGGGTGATTTCGCGGATGAAGGCCGGGGCGAGGTTGGCCGCGTTGTCGGTGGTTTTGGACCGCGTCACGACGGTCGAGGGGTCGGCCATGATGGTCTTCAGCAGCGGCAGCGCTTTGGGCGTCGTCGTGACGACCATTTGCGGGGGATCGCCGAGGCGGAGGCCGAACTGAAGCATGTCCCAGCCGCGTTCGGGTTCGCGCCATTTGGCGAGTTCGTCGACCCAGGCGGTGTCGAACTGGGGGCCGCGCAGGGACTCGGGGTTGTCGCCACCAAAGACTTGCGCGATGGCGCCGTTGGGCCAGGTGAGCTGCATTTTGGACGGCTCGAAACGGGGGCGTTCGTCGCCGGAGTGGATGGCGAGGAGACCGGAGATACCTTCGATCATGACGTGGCGGACGTCGCCGATGGTTTCGCCGACGAGGGCGATGCGGGCGGAGGGGGCCTGTGTGAACGGGGGGAGGCCGAGCGCTTTGGCGCGAATCCATTCGGCACCAGCGCGGGTTTTGCCAGCGCCGCGTCCGCCGAGGATGAGCCAGACGCGCCAGTGGTCATCGGCTGATTGCTCCGGGGGGAGTTGATCGTCTCGGGCCCAGATGTGCCAGTCGGCGGCGAGGAAGGCTAAGTCAGCGGGGGAAAGTTCAGCCAGCGTTTCCGGAAGTGTTCCCCTTGCCCATGATGCGCTCAAGGCGCTGCGCAATGTCACGGCGTAGCTGCTCCGCGCTGGCGGGGCTTGTGGCCGCGTTGGCGAAGTCTCCGCTGTCACGGCTGGCGTCAGCTGCGGGAGTTGGAGGGGGGCTGCCGTTACGGCCTGAGCGGGCGGGAGAGGTGAGGTCAGCGTTCAGCTCCGTGACGCGTTCGAAGTTGCGGATCAGGCCGGTCAAAGCGCGGGTTTCACGCTCATGGTCGGCGGACGTGGTCGGTTTTTCGGGGGCGGGTTCGGTCATGAGTTTTTCCATCTGGGTCAGTTTGAGATCGATTGCGTTGTAGAGGCGCAGGATCAGCGCCGCGCGGGTGGCGCGCGACGAGGCTGCGTGAGATTTGGCAGGGGACGCCACGCCAGTGCCGGGAGCTACTGGAGCTTCAGCTTTAGGACGTGTGCGCTTGGCGGATAGCGCTGCGGGTTGGGTGCCGCGCAAGGGCCAACCTTCCTGGATGCGCCGCTTGTAGAGCGTCCCCGAGGTCAGTTCGAATTTCGCGCAGATAGCGGTGATGGAGATTTCGTTGGCGATGTAGGCAGCGCGCACCTGCGCCCAGGTGGCGTCATCAATAGGCATGAGACCTCGTGTGTGGTGGGGTCGCAAAGTCGTGAGGGATCGCCTCAACGCTGGCTTGCTGGGTCCGGCGCAACGCCTGTCTGACGACAAGATTTTGGGAGGCGGAGCGAGTAGCCCCCTGGCTCATAGGTCTTCGCTGCGCAACGCACGGCATGACAACCTGAGTGTTGCCCCGCTGGGCTCTTGTCATACGTTCCGGGTTATATCTTTTTATACGTCACGAGCGGTTCGGTGTCAAAGGGTAATTTAGATTTTTGTGATATTTTTCAATATGTTATGTCTATTTTGGCTGCCAACCTAACAGTATGCATCAGCGGGCGGAGACGGGGATAAGTTGGGCGTAGACCCGAGCGATCGGGAAGGCTAGCCTATCGGCGTACGGACGTTCCAACTGGCAAGGAGTTTGGTATGTTTTCGATTATGCGATCAAAGCGGTTCGTGACCATTTCCATGGCGGCGATTTTGTCCGTGCTGATTTGTTCGCTGCCAGCGGCGGCCAGCGAGGAAACTCCGGTCAGCAGCAAGGTGTTTCTGGTGCCCAAATCCACCAACGTTTACGTCACACTTTCGGGCCGAGGCGCTTTGGATTTGTACAACGCCATGACAGCGAAAGCCCGCAACGATGCTTGCCGGGAAGGCCGCAAAATCAAATGGAGCGGGAACCTTTATTGCTCACTGGCGAAAGATGGCAAGTCCGCCGATTGTAGTTTCGGGTTGAACCATAAGACGGGAAAATCCTCGCCGGGTCAGCCGTGCTGACAGTTTGACCGGGCCGCCTCGCTCCGCTCTCTCAACAGGAGTTTGGGAGAGTTCCGCTGGGCTCTTGTCATACGTACCGGGCCATATCTTTTTATACGTCAGGAGCGGTTCGGCGTCAAAGGGTCATCTTGATTTTGTGATATTTTTCAATTATTTATATGTTTTTATCGGGTAACCGTCCCGTATGCGGCAGACGCGACGGAAAGGCCCAACGATTGCCGCAATATCACGTTTAATTGGAGGCCCGGCGTTGGATCGAGATGCCGGTTTGCAATGCGACCGGACCAAGAAAGGCAAGACATGACCCGCAGATAGCAGCTCGCGCTCCTTGCGATTTGAACCAGCTCACGTGCGTTCGCGTGCGCGGCTGCCCGGCAATTGGGCCGGAATTCAAATCTGCGGAGGAACGAGTGTCATGTCGAAAGTGCGCAAGCCGGATTGCGAAACGGGCACGGCCCAGACGAATTTTCATAGATCCAGAATGCCGGGAACGCCCCAGTCCAAGCCAGCGGGGGCTGGGCCCGCGCTAACGCCGGAAAGCCTGGCCCGTAGTGTTTTCGGTCGCGCGTATTGGGGGAAGCGGCAACAGACCGATCTCGTCAATCTGAGTGCTGCAGCGGACGTCCGTATGGCGGCGCAGCGTAAAGAGTGGAAGGCCCGGCATCGCGATCAGCTCGACGCGATTGCCAAGGAGCAGCGGCGCAAAGCGCGGGCGGCACGGGCGGCACGGGCGGCACGCGGCAAGACGGACCAAAGCGAAGCCGACTGACGATGACCCGTCGCAGCCTGCAGCCGCCCCTCACCCCGACCCTTGTAACTTGGAATCCCGCGACTCGGATATTGTTCGAGTTGCGGTGACGGGCGGGTGTCCGAAAGTCCCTGGGTCTTCAAAGACCGTGGGAGAGCTTGGTGCCC